GCGATACGCAACTGCATACGGTAATTGGCAATGGCTCTGTCCTGCATGAGCGACCACAGCTTCATGCAAATGTCCAGCAGGAACGCAAGGATAATCAGTGCACCGATGACCTCGATGGCGTAAACCAGATGGGCGTAGATGATAGCGAATAATTTAGCAAATGTCATGTCATTTCATTTCACCTTTCAAACATCGGTATAGCGGTTCCAGCACTGTACGTTGTTGCAAAATCGTTTTTCCCCGATTTCTTTAAGCGGTTGGCCGCAGAATTGACAGTAACGGCCTACCTGTCTTGTCCGGAGTTCGTCTGCGTGCGATCCGCCGTATTTCAGGCGATTTATCATGCAGACCACTGATCCCGGTTGAGCGGCAGCGATGCAGTATTCTTTTGCTTTGCAGTAATAACATTCAGGCATTGTTTTCACCTCCACTACTTCTCTTGCCGTAGCTACAAAAATCCTGTAGCCACATTACGTGCTTGTACACACGGCATATAATCATGCCGCCACACTCGTTCTGCGCGTTCTCGCAATCTTTACAGCGCACCACTGGTGCAACGTCGGCGGCAGGCAGCGCCTTAATCCTCTCTGCGTACCAGCTCGGATAATGCGCGTCCGGCGGTTCCCGTAAGATTGCATCCAGCGCGGCTTGTTTCTCAATGTATTCAGCCATGCTGCACCATCCTCTTGAAAAATGCCGGCACGTCGCAGAGCTCCGGACCGTTCACACCGACGATGAGCACCGTACCGACAACATCCACACCGCACACGCGGCCGTTGTCCGGCAGCCCGAGGATACGGCCCTCCTCATTACAGATTAGCGCCGCGCCATACGGCAGCGTGATGACCTCGATGTACCCGCCGACTTCCTGCTGCAAGGCTTTCAGCGTATTCTCTACCTCTACCAGTTCCGGCGCACAGCCGGGCTTTTTACGGATTGCTTTCATAGCTTATTCTCCCTTCGTTGTCGGCAGCGCCTTTCCGAACGTCAGCCGCTTAACGCGCCGTGCAAGGATGCTCGGCAGGCAGATATTTCCGTCGAACTCTCCTGCCATCCAGAGCGGACAGGCGGGCGTGCAGTGCGAGCGGTCTTTGTAGCACGCGCCCTCGTCCCGTTCGAGCGTTTCGAGCAGCTCGCGCAGAAGATTCAGCTCACGGTCGGTCATGTGATGCGCCTCCGTTCCATTGCCACGCGCAGAA